ACTTTGGCTGCTGTTATAGATCAGAGCGCCACGGGCTGTGAAAGACGCGGATGTCCATGATGGATCACTGTAATCTACGTAGGCTGTAGTGCTGGAGGTTCCAATCGAAGCCCCAGACAAAGTTGCTCCGCCAGCACTATATCCAGTGCCGCTGACTTCATTTGACGAGCTATAAGCAGTTGTGGACGCATCCAGCGAGGCAGATGATGTATACAACGCGATCTTAATCGTGTTGGTGTCCATATCATGGGTTCCACCCAACAACTCAGACTTGAAACTCGTACACATGGCCTGTGTGATCGCCATCAGAGTCCTCCATTATATTCGGCTGTGTAGTTCCTGGCCATTTCTTGCTGGAACAACGTAACGGCTTCGTCAAATTGTGATTTGTATAGAGCCAGACTTTCTGGAGCCTTTAAGAAAGCAGAAGTCTCGTATAACGACGCAGCCAGCAAAACTGTCTCAGCATTGTCTCCAATCCAGTTATTAGCGTTGCCGGAAGACAATCCAGTTTCAGGGGCAATAAAATCAACCTGATAAGCAAGGGTAGCGCTAGGCGTAGGAGCTAACGTAATGGTGATCCCACTAGTGTCCGCGTCCTTCGTGGCATACATTATCGGTGTCCCGGTGGTTGCTGCGGTAGGCCAGTAGTCTCTGATATAAGAATCGAGCTTATGATCCAGGTAAGATACCGCCCCGGAACTTGTCACTGACGTTTGGCGAATCATCCTGGCACTAGCGACATCATAATCAGCGGTCCCAACCACGAGTGTCCCTGTAGTTATTTTTCGATAGCATGGCAGATTAGGTAATTTCTGGAAGATCATGTCCTCGGCCTGAGCGATGATCTGGTCAATAGAATCACTCAATTCGGAGGAATCATCTTCCGTGAATGCCTGAATATTGCTCACTAGAGTTGTATATGTCATAAACCCTCGCCCCAAGGACCAGTCCCCCAGGTGGATTCTCCCCAACCGGAAGGATGTGTAATTGATACTGTTCCTATCGCGCCCGTCCCTGCTACCCCAGTTTCATCTATACTACCGGTCGGGACTTCTGTTCCAATTGCGCCCGTCCCTGCTACCCCGCTAACACTAACATCTTGATCGAATTGCGGGGAAGCAAACCCGATTACACCGAAGCCTGGGACGCCAACCGGGGGGCGATCTTGAATTTTTACAAATGGGTCATAAGTATACCCAATACAAATATCAACATTCTCTGGGTCGTTGTCCGGTCGCGGCTGGAACAGTGCCGTTGCGTCAATAACATTACGCGCCGGGGTAAGTTGAGGCTGCTTTGGCTCCCACTCTTCAGGCTCAACACGCAGACCATCCCATGTGGTCTTTAGAGATTTATACGGAACATTGAATCCTGAGCGATCACTTATCGCCCTTGATTTCTTCCCTTTTGCTTTTCTTGCAGCCGCCATAGACCCTTAGTTCAAGTCCAATCCGGTTGGCCGCACTCTCATTGAAACACCATCACTATCCGTTGCTGAAGCAAAATCAAAAGACCGCTCATAATCCTGGGTTAACAGCGCAAATTTATCAGGCATATATTTTAGGGCCAATTTGCTGGCTAACCCGGCACATATACAATCTGACCAACGATAAGGGATATCGGCATCCTGGTTACTCGCCGATATGTCTTCAAGCTGGTTAACAGACCAATATACAAAACTATAACCAGACTTGTCTGGGACCTGCCATACATAAACTGAGGGGGTATACTGCTTATCCAGCATATACTGGCTAGGCTTACCACCAGATGTCTTATTAGGAAGCTGGTTATACTCTTCTATACTGACACGTTGGACAATGGTATCAGATGTCGTACCGCCGACAGTTTCCCTAACGACGACATCCATCAGGTCAATTGTCCCCGCTGGAAGCGTATATGTTATATCATCTTCTGTGAGGGTGAGCGTGTTATTTTGAACCGTCCAGTAATTGATTCCACGGTTTGCAAACTCACTGAACAACAGATTAAGACTTCTTCGGGCGGCAACAGCGTGATACCCGGTGAGAATTTGTGAATCCATCCCGCAACGCTCAAAAGCCTCAGTAATGATCTCTTGAACCTGTGGACGAAATGTTACTGTACCGGAAGTTGCCATAGCGCGGCTCCGTCACAAAGAATGGCCAACCAGCGGTGGATCATTGGAGGCAGCGTCTCCAAGTTGAATCAGGAGGTTCAAACCAACTGATTGGCCATTCGATGTTAGCTAGGAATTAATACTCCTTAGAGACACGCATCACAACTTGATAAGCATCTCCGGCGGCACCGGCCCCGGTAGTAGTAAATTTAACGTCCCCGGTTGGGGATGAACCATATCCACTAGTAGCTGGCAACCCACCGAAGACTGAGAAATCTTGATACCCAGACTGTCCTTCAGTCAAATGAAGCACAATTACATCAGTTGATGCGTCGGCCAGGATCTCTACCGTCATTGCCGATATCGTCCACCAACATTCAGTGATTCTTACCCCAGTACACGTAGAGCCATTTGAACTCTTCACTAGTGACGATACGTCAATCTTAGTGACAGCGCTCTCATTACCTCCATCCACGTACTGGTACTGAAAGGCAAATACAGCCTCACGCGGGTTATCCGCTATAGTCGTAGAGGTTGTTATGTCAGCCATAATAACCCTCCAGATTAAGCAAGATTGTTATTCTGGATGTAAGTAACCGTAAGGGTCGCAACACCAGCGTCAGAGGTCGTGGCACTAGAGTCTGTGTAAATCGCTACATCTGTTGATCCGATATCTTCCCAAGTATCAGCATCCGCAATCGTAGCCTGGGAAGCTAGTTTGATCGTGTTGATGGTACTAACCGCAACAGCGGTCGCCAACTCAGTGGATGTAGAGCTTGTGCCAATTGAAAGAGTCGCAGAGTTATCATAAGCGGTCGTAACAAAGACCGTACACTCAAGAATCTGCGAATTTGCAGGGATAACAATCCCAGAAGCAGCCGCTGTTGTACTCTGGGAGATGGCAGCGGATTGCGCCATAACAACAAAGCCCACATTGGCCTTGTCGGTTCCAAGGGTTGTACCAGTGTCCTGCTTGATGGTTCCAGCCTTGATAGGGCCAGAGAAAGTAGTAACAGCCATGTTTATCTCCTGTCTTGGCTAATGTCTGCCGTAGCAGTCAGGTGACAAAGTTTGAAATGGGGGAGGAGACACCACTTTACCCTCCCCCACCTCGTCAAGCGCATTGAAGGCGTACGCTTGACCGCACAAACTTTAATTACGCGCCCTCACTACCGAAGACGCCTCGCCAGTCTGTCCAACCGAAGGAATACCTCTCACGGGTCTTATACCTAATATTTCCCGTTTCAAAGTCGCCCTCCATGCCTTTTTTCAATGGAGTCCGCTGGAAATGCTTTAGGCCGTCTGGAACGCTAGTCTTTACAAACCAGGCATCCGAGTCAGTTAGCCTTCGCATAACGTGATATCCCTTGGGCAGATAACCACCGGAGCGAATCGCATTGATGTCATTATCAGCGGTTCCGGTCCTCAACTGAGATTCCAATAGCCTCTCCGCAACGAAGGTGTAGGCTGTTGGGATGACAAGCATCAAACCTTGAGCGGCAATACGTAGCCCGCGATCGTCCTTCAAATCAGCGATATTGATAAGGACTTGCTCAAGGGAAGTCTCAGATAGGTCAGCGGCAGTAGCCAGCGTATTAGACTGGTTACCCGCACGGGTCGGGTGAGCAGTACTACACAGAACCACTCCATCACCACCAGTAATGGTAGCGAAGGCATTATTCAAAACATTCGCGCCTTTGATCTCCTTCGTAGAAGACATCGAACGCGCTAGAGCCTTCGTATACCTTGAAGCAATTGATCCATAAAGACCATCTTCCTCGGCCTCTTCCGTAATGCTGAAGGCTAGGGCAACTGTTTCATGCTGATAACGAGCGGTCCATTGCTGGCTCGCCGAATCATAAGAAATAGAAGCTCCCTCAGTCTTCACTGGGGCATTACCGAAACCCTCAAGAAGAACATCTTCCTCAAATGCTTTTTGACTAGAGTTTGTCTCAAAAACAGCAGACCATTCCGCCGGTGCCTGATCGTATTCCAACCCAAAAAGGGCGTTCAACCCAGGCTCCAGCATCTTGGCAAACTGTGCTCTATTAATTGCCATTTACATAACCTCCTTAGATGCCAGCGGTCTGTTTTAGGAGATGCTCATTGATGATCACCTCCATGACGGCATTAGCTCCAAAAGCATTCTCGGGGGAATCCCAAAGAGCAAGTATTTTTGCGGTAGCTGTGCCCGCCGCCATTGTTCCACTAATCTCAAAACCAGACTGTCCAGTCGTCGTCGAACCGGCTCCAGCAACCATATCAGCACAGTTTCCTATGTTGGTTTGGGCAGGGCTACCGGCGCTCTGGACCTTATAAACAATCATCGGGTCGTCGTAGATATAGGCTACGATATTAGTAGCTGCGGTCCCGGTCGGCCAATATTGGCCATATACATAACTGCCATCAGAGGCAGTGTATGACACTCCAGCAAATACACCAATATTATTTACTTCTGTCGCCGTATGAGGTGTTAGAACCCCATCAGCCGTGATGATACAAAGATCACCAGTGAAGATGTTCTCGGACGTTCCTGTAGTAATGGTGTACTTGTTAGCTCGGATCGAAGATCCACTCATGGACCTCACTGGGATCATCCCAAATGCCGCGTCTGCGTTCGCCATCCTTCTCTCCTTTTAACAAGCCATTTAATCGTCAGCCATGACGGAAAGGTCCCGGCCACGGCTTCCTGTTGATTTCCGTTCCTGTTGGATCGGAATGCCACCCGTCCTACTCACCGCATCAAGCTCTCCAGGAATGGACTCATTCTGTTCAAGGTTGCGATTATGGTAGTAATCCTTCATCGACTTGAACTTATCTTCATCCATTTCGCAGAGGATCATGCCCTCTACGCCTATAGAACCTGCCCACTGACCATGATTGATAGTCGGATACCTCTTATCTTTCACAGTCTCAGCGGCCCGTGGGTTCCAGCCAGCCCGCATACGTTTGTATACGTTGTCTGGAGTATCCTTCCCCTGAATCGAGGTGGCTATCCACCGCTGGACCATCCCAGGACGGGGATCAGGTGCGTCCAGTAGTGAAGGTGGTTTCCATGCGGTCAGAGGACGAGCCTCTTCCGCACGCGGGTCGGAACGGGATTCTTGTGCGCGAACATTACGATCATCAGCCATGATTAGCTCCTTTGCTTCCGAATCTCGTCAGCGTATCGCTTCAAAGATTTTTCATCTCGGATACCAAGCTCTCTAGCCATCCTTAACTGATCTTGCGTCATCCGAATCCTGTTCCCTGAGTAAGCAGGAGATCCGCCAGCAGTTGGGGCGACAGGCGATCTGCTTTTTGTCCTCTGCTTGGTCGAAGAGTTTAGCTCAGGAAATACATTAAGTAAACGCTTATTCAACACATGATAATAATCGTCTGACTCTTTGTCATATCCTTCAAGCTCTAATTGAACATCAATTGCCCTTGCAGCGGCGGTTTCCCTCTCAAATCCAGAAGAATTAAACCACCGATTATTATCCCACCATTCCATAGCTTTTTTAGGAGCGGCCTCTTGAGCCACCTGTTTAGCACGGGCAGCATTATTAGATACTGCTTGCCTCGCTCCCTGTGATTTTTGCATCTCAGCCACTCTAACAGCGGCCCGCATGTCAGCGATTTGCTCACTGAAATTTACTTGTGCTTCTGTATCCCCTTCTTCTACCGCCTTTTTAAGGGCTAACTTTGTATTCTCATAATGTTTATGAAAATCATTTTCCGCCCGATGATTGTTGCCCTGCTCTAAGCGCCCGAGGCGCATTTGAAGTTGGGAAACCTGCTCTTGATACTGGCGACTTTGAGTCTCAGCATCACGCCTCTGGTCTACGAGTTTCTTAATCCTTCTCTGGACCTTCTCTCCGTAGTCAGAATCATTTGCCTCTACTTCTGGTGGCAACTCCTCGACAGGCTCTTGTACATTAGGCACAACCTCTATTTCAAGGTCCTCATCTTGCCCCGCCCGTCGCTGCGCCTCTTTAACCTCTTCTTGAATTTCTTCAACAACCTGATTTTCGTCTTCATTCATGGTGGCGTTCTCCATGTCAATTCGCCTATGAAATGTACGACGCTACGTCTACGCCTTCTGCGAGAATCGACGTGATTTCATCATCGTTCAAAAGAAGTAGCTTAACGCCGTTGATGACCAGTTTCTGTCCGGCATATTTGCCGTAAGTTACACGGTCGCCGCAACGTGGCCATTCACCTTTCCAGGATTCTCCGTTATCTCGATCCCTATAAGCCAAATCACCCATAGCCAGAATGCGTCCGTGAGCCGTCAAATATTCCTCGTTCTC